TTTATTTAATAGAAGTCTAAATATAGAGTTGATTAATGGTTGCGGTATTTTCCTGGAATTTTCCGACAGCCGCCCAGTGTGGTGTTTTAATAAAGACACTGAGGAGACTTACACAATGCCATTTGAGGGTGTGTTATTGATGCTGCCCTTTATGCTGATCAGCTATGGCAGAGTTTACGAGGAGATAGAATAATGTGCGAACAATATTCAATTGCAGTGTGGGACATACAGTTCTACAAAGTAGCCGAAGATGGTAACCCACTGACTGATAACAAGGGCAACGTCCAGCTGTTCACTAGTAGCCGCAATATGGATTTCTCATGGGTAGCTGATTCTGTCGATGCTAATGAACTGGAGGAGGTGCTGTAGTGGCTAAAATCCATCAACCATGCCCAGACTGTGGCAGTAGCGATGCGCTACAGATCAACGACAATGGCAGCACGTTCTGTCACAGTTGTCACAAATACACACCCAGCAGCCAAGTCAGCGAGGAGACTTGGGATATCTCTGTGCCGGTATCGACAGAGCCAAAGGCTAAACCAAACTTTAGTGCAGTAGAGAGAACACTAACGACAGGCAACTACCAAGCCATTGTCGATAGAGGTTTAACGACAGCGACAGCCAAAACCTATGGCATATTGGATCAGGCAGACAGAACCTATTTCTCCTACCATGACCCGGCAGATGCCAATGTACCCATAGCAGCCAAGATCAGATTGCCAGACAAAAACTTCTACAATGTCGGTAACTGGGCAGGCACTGGCTTGTTTGGTCAGCAGTTATTCAATGGCGGGGGGAAGTACATCACCATCTGTGAAGGTGAGTTTGACGCAGCAGCGGCATATCAGATGCAAGGCAGTAAGTATCCATGCGTCAGTGTCAGGAACGGCGCTGGCGGTGCGCTGAAAGACTGTAAGGCGGCATACGAGTATCTGGATAGCTTTGAGGCGATAGTAATATGCTTTGATGCAGACGAGGCAGGAACAAAGGCAGCGAGAGAGGTAGCAGAGCTGTTTGGTGGTAAGTCAGCTATTGTGAAGCACACCAACGGACACAAGGATGCCTGCGACTATCTGAAGGCCAACGATGTTAGAGAGTTTACAGCAGCGTTCTGGGCAGCAGAGAAGTTTGTACCAGATGGCATCATCAATGGCGCTAGTCTCTGGGACGAGGTAAACAGACCAGTGGAGAAGTCTGCTGTGATGTACCCGTGGGAGAGTTTAAACAAGCTAACCTACGGCATCAGAGAGGCTGAGTTAGTCACCATCACCGCTGGCTCTGGACTAGGTAAGTCTCAGTTTGTCAGAGAGATTGTGTGGCATATTCTCAAGCATTCTGAGGAGAACATTGGTCTGCTGTTTCTGGAGGAAAATGCACGAAAGACTGCATTGTCGCTAATGTCTCTAGCAGCTAACAAGCCATTGCACCTGCCAGACGTAGAGAGTACAGAGGAGGAGCGATGGGAAGCATTTGAGACTACGATGGGAACTAACAGACTCTACCTATTCGACCACTTTGGTAGCACCAGTGTTGATAACATTATTGCACGTTGTCGCTACATGGCTAAGGCGCTAGACACTAAGTTTTTGTTCCTCGACCACGTTAGCATTGTTGTGTCAGCGCAGAGCAATGGTGACGAGCGCAAGGCTCTGGATGAAATCTGCACCAAGCTGCGAATGTTAGTGCAAGAGACTGGCATAACATTGTTTATGGTTAGCCACCTGAAGCGACCAGACGGCAAAGGCCACGAAGAAGGCGCTGCCAGCAGTCTGTCACAACTCAGAGGCTCTGCGTCCATTGCACAGCTATCAGACATGGTGATAGGGCTGGAGAGGAACGGACAGGCTGACGATCCTACAGAGAGAAACACCACCTATGTCAGGGTACTGAAGAACCGCTTTTGTGGCACTACAGGTAAGGCAGGTGGCTTGCTATTCGACCAGACAACAGGTAGAATGACAGAAATTAGAGAAGAGGGATTGTAATGAGATGCGTAGCGTGTAACAAGGCTTTATCGGACTTTGAGTCCACCAGGAAATCTGCAATCAGCGGAGAATACTTAGATATGTGCAATGATTGCTACTTTTACACTGACGACATAGACACTATTGACCGCGAAGATTTAAGGTCAGAATCAGACACAGTAATGGAGAGTCAAGAATATGAGCAAGATTGGAAACTGGATAGCTGAACAGCAAGAGAGTAAGGCACAGAGAGCCTATACTAACCCGTATGACAGACACAGCAACACAGACAACGCAACGAGGCAATACTATGTTGATTACGCTGGATATAGAAACAAACACCAGCCACGACAATATCTGGGTAGTGGTAACTCAGGACGTAGAGACTGGAGAGATGCTAGAGCATTATAGTGCTATCACTCTAGCGCCTCTGATTAGTCAGGCATCAGGCGTTATAGGCCACAACCTTGTAGGCTTTGATGCGCCAGTGCTACTGAAGCAGTGGAACCTGCACATACCAACACCAAAGCAGCGTGACACATTGGTGATGTCGCGTCTATACAACCCATCACTGGAAGGAGGCCACAGCCTAGACTCTTGGGGTAAACGCTTTGGCGACCACAAGATAGACTTCCACGACTACGATGGTGGACTGTCTGACGAGATGGTGGAGTATTGCAGGCAGGATGTTGCCCTGACTACTAGACTGTATAAGCACTTAACTGACACACTGAAGCGTGAGGGGTTTTCACAACAATGCGTAGATTTAGAAGAGAAGGTCGCTATCATTACGGCACAGCAGGAGCGCAACGGCTTCATGCTAGACGTAGAGCAAGCAACTTTGCTGTGGCAGGACATAACCCACAAGATGCGACAGATAACGGAGCAGCTACAGAAAGTGTTTCCACCAATAGTGGAGGAACGCTGGAGCGAGAAGACGGGGAAGCGACTGAAGGACAAGGTGACAGAGTTTAACGTAGGCTCTCGTAAGCAGATTGCAGAGAGGCTGGAAGGTGTAGGCGTTAAGTTCAAACAGAAAACTGAGAAGGGCGCTATCATTGTCAACGAGAAGGTGTTAGAAGGCATTGACGTACCAGAGGCTAAGACGATATACGAGTACTTGTTGTTGCAGAAGAGAGCAGCACAGATAGACTCTTGGCTAACTCATGAGAAAGATGGCAGGGTACACGGCAGGGTTATCACCAACGGTGCTGTAACAGGCCGTATGACGCACCACAGCCCTAACCTAGCACAAGTGCCATCAGTGTCTGCACCGTATGGCAAAGAGTGTAGATCATTCTGGTGTGTGCCTGAAGGACATAAACTAATAGGCTGTGATGCCAGTGGCTTAGAACTGCGTATGCTTGCACACTATGTTCGTGACGAGAGATACACCAACGAAATACTAAGCGGTGACATCCACACAGCTAACATGAGAGCAGCAGGGCTTACAGATCGTAACCAAGCCAAGACATTCATCTACGCTTTCTTGTATGGCGCTGGTGCAGCCAAGATAGGTCAGATAGTAGGCGGTGGCTACAGAGAGGGTCAGCAGCTTATAGACTCGTTCCTACGCAACATACCAGCGCTGGCGAAGTTACGAGAGAGGGTAGCAACACACTCAGCAGGAGGCACACTTCCAGGTTTGGACGGCAGACGCTTACGAGTCAGGAGCGAACACGCTGCACTTAACACGCTATTGCAAGGTGCTGGTGCTGTTGTGATGAAGCAGGCTCTGGTGTTGTTGTCAGAGTCACTTAACCAATACAACATACCACACAAGCTAGTGGCTAATGTGCATGATGAATTTCAGATAGAAGTACCAGAGAATTTTGCTGATGTAGTAGGCAAAGCAGCAGTACGAGCCATCAGGAATGCAGGAGATGTGTTAGACCTGCGCTGCCCTCTTGATGCTGAATACAACGTAGGTAATAACTGGGCAGAGACGCATTGACAAATCCGTACCATTCGTGGTATAATATATGTAGATCAGTTGTGATCTAAAACAACCAAAGAGGTAATTAGTATGAGCGAAGCAAAACCAGTAACAATAGCAGCAGATATGATGTGGTCTAGCCTGACTGAAGTAAACCGCATGTCAGGTAAGTACCAAGTAGACCTAGCTAACCTATCCAAAGCAGCAACAGAGGCTTTGGAGATGATGGGCTTGAACGTGAGACAAAAAGACGGACAAGGCAACTTCATCACTGCAAAGTCTAGCCACCCTATCCGCATCTACGACACTGACGGTGCTGAGATCAAAGGTATCCTAGTAGGCAACGGCTCTAAAGCCAAGGCAGTAGTAAGCTACTATGACTGGAAATCTCCAGCAGGTCAGGCAGGACGTAGCCCTTCACTGTTAAAGCTAGTGGTCACTGACCTAATCCCCTATGGCGGCAACGCTGAGACTACTGATGTGGACTTGGGCGAAGCATTGTGATCCTAATTGATGCAGACATTCTAGTCTATCGCATAGGTTGGTCATGTAACGATGAATCAGAGAAGACAGCCGTCAGCACCATCGACGGCTTTATCTCCGACATCCTGTTGCAACTCAACGTAGACGAGGAAGCAGACTACTATGTTCTGTATCTCACTGGCAAAGGAAACTTCCGCAAGGAATATGCCGTCACTGCTGAGTACAAAGGAAACCGCAAGGATAAGGAAAAGCCAGTACACATCCAAGCACTGCGTCAACACCTTATCGACAAGTGGGCTGCTGTAGTTACTGAAGGAGAAGAGGCAGACGATGCCATAGCTATAGCAGGAACCACACACGGTGATAAAGCCATCATGGTCTCTTTAGACAAGGACTTTGACCAGATTCCAGGTTGGCATTATAACTTTGTTAAACAACGCAAGTACTATGTTAAGCCAGAGGAAGGCTTACGCTTTTTCTACCGCCAGATACTGATGGGTGACAGGATTGACAACATCATTGGTATCCACGGTATTGGCGAGAAGAAGTCAGAGAAGATATTAAAGGACTGCGTTACTGAGCAGGAACTCTACGACAAGTGTGTAGAGATGTACGAAGGTGATGAAGACAGAGTGATAGAGAATGGTAGGATGCTCTGGCTACGTAGGTACGAAGGTGAGATATGGAGCTTCAATGAAACCAAGGAATAACGGAAGATGGACAGAAGCACGTTTTCGTTCCTTTATCGTCTCTGCACTCCGACAGGCTCACGCTAAGTGGGGTGTAAAGCACGATGTCAAGTCAGCGGCTAGGGTAGCTAGAGGAGTTTACAAGTGTGCCAAGTGTGGCAAAGGCTCCCCAGCTACTCTACCACCGCTAGAAGGAAAGAAGCGTAGACGCAACAACGCAGCAGTAGACCACATAGATCCAGTAGTAGACCCAGCAGTAGGCTTTATAGATTGGAACACCTACATTGAGAGGATGTTCATCGAAGCTGAAGGGTATCAGGTACTGTGTCACAAGTGTCACACTGCTAAGACTAATGCAGAACGCAAGAGGCGTAAGAAATGAATCAACTAGCTTTAGAAGGAATGCAAAGAGCAGAGCAGTCTGCTAACAACACACACTATAAGTGGTCTGACACAGCATATTCTTTTTTAATGGAATATTCTAAGAAATACTCTTCTTTTATGATGGAAGACGTGATCTTAGCTAGTAAAGGAAATGTCCCAGAACCCCCAACTAATCGTGCTTGGGGAGGTGTTGTAAGAAAAGCCGCTAAAGAAGGTAAACTCGTTAATCTAGGGTTCCAGAAGAAAAAATCTGAAGGCTCTCATTCAACACCAGCGGTTTTGTGGGGAGTTATTAATGACTAAGCATCTAGTAATACCAGACACACAAGTAAAACCTGGAAATCCTATCGAGCATCTACGATGGGCTGGACAGTATGCTGTAGACAAGAAGCCTGACGTTATAGTACACATCGGAGACCACTGGGACATGCCAGCCCTGAGCAGCTACGATAGCGGCACTCGCAACTTTGAGGGCAGACGCTACAGCAACGACATCGAAGCAGGTATACAGGGCATGGAAGCCTTCCTAGAGCCTATCAGACAAGAGCAGCAGCGTCTTATACGCAACAAAGACAAACGCTGGAATCCTCGCATGGTGTTCACTCTAGGTAATCACGAATACCGCATCGAAAGAGCAGTCAATGCAGACCCTAAACTAGACGGTCTAATTGGCTTTAAAGACCTAAAGCTGGAAGAGATGGGCTGGGAAGTGTATGACTTCTTAGAGCCTGTTATCATTGATTCCGTGGCGTACTGTCACTACTTCACCAGCGGTGTGATGGGTAGACCAGTCAGTAGTGCAAAGCTGATGCTACAGAAGAAGTATATGTCGTGTGTGATGGGACATGTTCAAGACAGGGATGTTGCTTTTGCGCGTAAGGCAGATGGAACTAACATGCTAGGCTTATTCGCTGGTATCTTCTACCAACACGACGAAGACTATCTAACACCACAGACCAACGGAAGCTGGTCAGGTATATGGATGCTCAACGAAGTTAAAGACGGTGGTTGTGACGAGATGCCAGTCAGTATAAACTACTTGCGAGAGAAATACGGAGACTAGGATGCCTCTAACATACTATGAACTATTGGAGAAGATGTCGCAGCTAGACGAACTAACACTAATAGAGATATTAGACATAAGCTCAGAAGAGTTAGTCAACAAGTTTAGTGAACGCATCAACGACAGATTAGAAGAACTATCAGAGGATTTTAAACATGAGACTCAATGACGCAACACCTGATATGTGGGACAAGGCAACCCAGAAGTACGGAAAAGTAGCAGAGAAAACAGGACTAGAGCCTTGGGCGACCATGGCAGAGGAAGAAGCAGTGGAAGACTTAGTAAACAACCCAGACCATTACAATACAGGCAACATAGAGTGCATTGAAGCAATAGAGGAGTCCATGTCCAGTGTTGCATTCAAAGGCTACCTCAAGGGCAACTGCATTAAGTATCTGTGGCGCTATGATTACAAGGGTAAGCAGGTAGAGGATTTAGAGAAGGCTGGCTGGTACTTAAACAAACTAACAGACATGGTGACAGAGGAGAACAACTAATGGATCAGTATCAGCAGTTTATACACAAGAGCAGGTACGCACGTTGGCTACCAGAGGAGAGCAGACGAGAGACATGGGAAGAGACGGTAACACGCTATGTAGACTTCTTTAAAGACCGTAAGCAGCTAAAAGGCAAAGACTACGACCTACTCAAAGAAGCTATCATGCACCAGGATGTGATGCCTTCAATGCGCTGTATGATGACAGCAGGCGAAGCACTGGCTAAGGATAACGTAGCAGGCTTTAACTGTAGCTATCTGCACATTGACTCACCGCGTAGCTTTGACGAGTTGATGTATGTTCTGATGTGTGGCACAGGCGTAGGCTTCAGCGTTGAGCGTAACTTCATTAACAAGCTGCCAGAGGTTGCAGAAACTTTCCACAAGACAGACACTGTTATTGTTGTTAGTGACAGCAAGATTGGTTGGGCATCAGCGTTCCGTGAGTTAATCGCTATGCTGTACGCTGGTAAGATACCGCAGTGGGATATGAGCCGCATACGTCCAGCAGGGGCTAGGCTGAAAACCTTTGGTGGTCGTGCGTCAGGGCCAGAGCCTTTGATTGACTTGTTTAACTTCTGTGTAGAGATATTCCAGAAGGCAGCAGGACGCAAGCTAACCTCTATTGAGTGCCATGATGTAGTGTGTAAGATTGCTGACATTGTAGTGGTCGGTGGTGTGCGTAGATCTGCTCTGATTAGCCTGTCTAACCTTTCTGACCCTCGTATGGCTAAGGCTAAGTCAGGAGACTGGTGGCGACACGAAGGGCATCGTAGGCTTGCTAACAACAGCGTAGCGTACACTGAGAAGCCAGACTTTGAGTCATTCCTGTCAGAGATGCAGTGCATGTACGAGAGTAAGGCGGGTGAGCGTGGTATCTTTAGCCGTGTAGCAGCACAGAAGATTGCAGCGCGTAACGGTAGGCGTGACAGTGAGCAGGACTTTGGTACTAACCCATGCTC